CACACATTGATGCAAAAGCAATTAACTCAGATACTCAAGTAAGAGAATCTCTTTTCAAATTAATAACTCTCTTCGAAAGAAAAGATTTAAAGAAACTATTTGAATCAGCTCTACTTCTGCCTTCATTCTTTGCCATTAAAGAGGAAGATCCAATTCACTCAAAACTGCACGTTATTTATGAAAAAGGAGATAAAGCAAGAATAATTGCTATCTTGGATTATTGGACACAAGAAATCCTTAACCCTCTTCATATTGTAGTTGCGAATGTCCTTAAAGATATCGAAATGGATGGAACTTTTGATCAGGATAAAATAGCAATGAAGGTTAAATTACTAACTGAAAATAATAAACTTGATTTATACTCTCTTGATCTTACTGCTGCTACAGATAGACTACCTGTCTTTCTTCAAGCACAAATACTGGATAGATTATTTACATTCAAAGGAATAGGAAACCTATGGCGAGAAATGATCGCAAATAGAACATTTACTACACCTAACGGAAGTAAAGTTAAATACGAAGTAGGTCAACCAATGGGAGCAAAATCATCATTCGTTATGTTAGGATTGACGCATCACATTATCATCATGATAGCAGCTATGAGAGCAGGACTAACCTCTTTCACAGACTATGTGGTTCTTGGTGATGATGTTATGATTGCAGATGAAAAAGTTGCTCAACAATATATGGAAATTATGAAACAACTTGGAATGGAAATTTCCTTGAATAAATCAATTGTATCTAAACCAGATACAACAAAATTACCAGTTGCAGAAATTGCAAAACGAATATTCGGTGGAGGTAAAGAACTAACACCATTGCCTACTAAATTACTAGCAACTGTTATTGAAAATGGAATGCTGATGTATCAATTACAGGATGAACTAGCAAAAAGAGGTCTTATTCTGTCAACAGAAAACTGGCCTCTTTTCGTCTCTTCAATTATACAAAATACTCGTTCTTATGCTCAAATTGCTCTTCTTAATGGACTTCCTCAGTTCATGACAGGTATGAAATCAAAAATTCTCATTGATAAAGATCCAAGATTCGATTCTACTCTTTGGTATGAAAAAGGGATTTCAGAACAAACACTTCATGCATTTTGGATGTTCACAGTTATAGTTGAACAATTAAAACGAGCTTCAATAATAGTACAGACTTCTGATACTACTTATAACGCTTTAATGACTTCAGGTAAGATTAGTAAAGCACAATTGATTGGTAAGGACTTTGAAAACAAAATTGAATTACAAGATTTCTCTGATCACTATATGAAAGAATGGAATCTTCTCTCTGTAGAACATCCAGTTAAATCAATCACCACTAATGAAGTTAATAGAATATCTATTCTAATTCAACAATTAGCAGTAGCTCATGGTTTTAGTCTAATTAACAATCTTCTTTTAAATGTTATTGATACATTAAAAGTGTCTGTAATGGAAATTGTTGCTGATAAAGCTGCTAAAGAAGCTGAAGTAAGAATAACATTGATTGATAAAACATTGGAAAACTTACGAAATGCTAGACTTAAAACAGATTCATCTCTTTATTATTCAGTAAAACTTGGTTCTTTAGGAATTGTCTGGAATGTTAAAGTAGCTATTGGAGGATCATGTTCAGTAACAAGAACAACTTCTAATATAACAACGACTCTTCAAGATGCTCGATTAAAACAAAGCAAAATGCAAATGAACTTAAATAAATTATCCTTTCTAGATTAACATCAAACACTGCTCTTTATTCTTTAATGAAACTT